TGCCCCGCCCAGGCCAAGCCGGTTTTCAGTCACCAACCCTGACGCCACCAACACCCGAGCGGCAACGGTGATCTTGTGCGCTTCATACCCCGTCCAGTCCACCAACTCAGGCACAGTCAGCGCATGCCGGGCCAGCGCCAGCGCAATCAGAATACTCGCCGGACAGCCCTTGATGGCCCTCGTAAACGTCAACGGATTTAACATTTCCACCGGCGCTACCTCCTGCCCGCCCCATGGAAGGGGCGGGCTATGCTTTGTTACACCCTTCGGGTGTTACGCTTCTATAGTGACGTTACGCTCCGCCTGACGCTCCCGGAACGCCGCCTGCTTGTGGGCTTCGGTGCAGTATTTCCGCTTGCCATAACGCCCAGGCTGGATAACCTTTTGACACTTCGAGTAATCACACTTTTTCAGTCCATGCTCAAAAGGAGCGGTTTTCGGTTTTGCCGCCGCCTTCCACCGCCGCCAGCGCTTCATCCGCAGTACCGTAACTCTCAGGCGTCGTGTAAACCAGGGTATTGTTTTCCAGGCGAAAGCCGCGATACCGCCCGTCTTGCTCAATCCCGGAAGCAGTCACCGCCACCGGAACACGCACCGGGATAGCCCGGCTCAAATCATTCTGCGGAGCGCTCGCCGCTTGCTTCGGCGCAAACAACCCGGCCCAGGGAACAGCCTTCTTTTCAGCCTTCGCGCGGACAGGTTCACTCGCCACCACGTCGCGGGAAACAGCATCAATCACTTGCCCGCCAGCCCCAGGATCAGCCAGGCGCAAACGCGAGTACACATCTTGCACATATCGCGCCGCAATCACCCTGCCCATTTCGGGCAGCATTTCGCGAACTTGCTGGCTGGCTTGCGCCCGCGCTTCTTCAGTAACTTTGTCCATTTCTGAACGTTGCTCAATCTCATCGGTCACACTTGGTTCGGTCAGGTGGTGCCAATAAATCCCGCACAGGTTCGCCACCGTAATCCCGATGAATAGGTAAACAATCTTTTCGCCCATCGAAGTATCAACGGTCAGCAAATCTTGACCGCCGATCAGCACCTCCAGGGCCACCATTCCCAAGGTTCCCAACAGCGCCAGGATGAAGTTGATCAACGCCCCGGCGCGCTGCCCCATCCCTTCACTCTTGAAGGCAAAGGTCATCAGCCAGATAACGCACGCGAAGTCAAACATACTCACCCCCCAAATCGCCTTGATCTGGTCCCCCGGAAAAATCTTCATAATCGCCGAGTAGGTGAGCGACACCATCAGGCCGAACGCCACGATAGCGAACAGCCAAAACAACAACGTTGCAACCTTCTTAAGTACTTCACTCATGGTTTGGACTCCTCAAACTTCTTTGCAAACTTCCGGGCGCTTTGTGGCACCCGGTTACAGTCAATCCGCCCGGCCTTCGCCAACCGTTGCACATGATAGTGCGCAGTCGAAAGGGAACGGATACCCACCGCCGCCAAAATCTCGCGGTAGGTGGGCGGTTCCGCGTTATCCCGCCAGTAACTCACCAGGAAGATATAGACCTTCTCGGTTGTGTTCACGCCAAAATCCGCACCAGCGCGTAGATAATCCCACCAGCCACGGACAGGTCGGTGATCACCCCCACAAATTCCACCATCCCATTCTTGGAATTATCGGCAATTTCAATCTCGTCACCAACCTTGCGATTGGCCCCAACCACCACCTTCAAAATCTTTTCAGTCAACATATCGGACTCCTTTTCGATTGAACATTTGAACAAATCGGATAAAATAGTGATTGACCTCCCATCACTTTGGGGCAGGTTGGTGCGATTGGACTCCCGCCAACCTGCCCCATAAATCATAAAATCACCTCCTCACCGCCGCCCGCGACCCTGACCGCTGGCGGTAAAATTTTTCGATAACAGGGGCGCAATCCCTGAAATCCACAGAAGAAAGTCAGGAACTATGTACACCGACATCGACGAATTTCTCAGCGCAGACACCTACGCCGAGACAACGAAACTTACCTACTCAAAAATCCTGATAAAGATTTTTGACCAGGTGACCGCAAACCTCACAGCTTCGGAACTTTTGAAAATCTTGAAACAAACCGGGTGGGGGAACTCGCGCCAATGCGTCGCACTGGCTTGCACTCAGAAATACCTTGCCTGGAAATACGGTCGTCAGCACCCCGCGCTAACCGCAAAACTCAAACGCGAAACCGGAAAACCACAACGCGCACTCACCGAAGCCCAGGCGCTTGAACTGCTGGCCAGCTTCGATACCAGCACCAGCACCGGAGCGCGAGACCTTGCGATCTGTTCTCTCGCCCTGGATACCGGCCTCCGCTGTAACGAACTTTGCACCGTCACCCAGGCCAACACCGACCTTGAACATTGCACCCTACAAGTAGTCGTGAAAGGTGGACAGTGGCGCGCCGCCGTATTCAGCCCCGAGACCGCCGCGCACATTCAACGCTGGAAATGGTTCAGGGAACGTATCCCAGGACTGAACACACTTTTCAACCGGGTCAGAACTGGCAGAGCCTTAGTCCCGGAAGAACTCAATCGCATTGTGTCAGGCTGGGGAAAATCCATCGGCATCCAACTATCCCCCCATGATTTACGCCGATCCTTCGCTTGCCTATCCACCACCCTGACCCAAACACCGGAAAGGATTTTGATGGAAGGCGGACGTTGGGCCAACTCAGAAATGATAAATCGCTACACTCGCACGCTCAAACTTGAAGCCATGCGCAGCCACCTGATCATCCCGAAGCTGATAAAATAACTACTTGGGAACTTCTTGTTCCCAAGCACACGCGTTAGAACGCGTGCTTCCCAAGCACGATATCACGGGTCCGAATCCCGTCACCCGCTCTTAGACCTAAGTTGTTAAGGTTCCTGTACAACCTGACAGTGAAGGTCTCACCGTCGCCCGGTTTCCTGTTAGCGCAGGAAATCGGGCTGTTTTTATTTAACCAAACGAACGGCATACCGGGATGTTACCACCTTGAAACCATCCGCAAACTCGACCAGGACACTATTCATCTTCCCGCGCGCCAGCACCTTGCAGCGCTGACCTTTGCGTTCAGGAAGCCGTGACCGCCAAAACCAGACGTGAGTCATTTCAGCTTATTTCCAATCCATCGCCAGATGGATCGCTGTATTCCTTGCTTGGAAAAGGGCTACTATCTTCGGCTTTACCGCCGCCCTTCACATACCAAGCCAGCGCGTCGCGCACGGCCCAGGTCATATTACTGGAAGTCTTGCCCGCTTTGGCGTACTCGCGCAGCGCCACTCGCACCGCATCCCGAACCGTCAGGGACAGACTCTCATGCCCCACACGGATCAAAACCTGTTTTGCGTTCTCCATGTCGTCAGGCCGAAACCGAACGGTGATATCAGGACGCGAAACAACCACGCCACAGACAGCGCGGATATCGTCAATCATTTGCGGAGTACATTGCACTTTTACAGGCGGGTAGGAAATTGAATTCATAAAATAGATTGTACTCACAGCGCGTACTATGTCAAGCCCCCATATTTAGCCGTTATCCACAAAACAGATCCATTCCGTCCCACATCTAGCCCTTGACCTTGCCTGCGCGCGGCGCGTTGCGCTCCAGGTGGCGTGACGCGCTTTCTGATTTAAATGCGAAGGGCCGTTACTGCGCCAGTAACGGCCCCCGAAGTTCTATGCAGTTACGATCATCGAGTCGTACCCTAATGCACTTCGGCAACAGTCTCCACAAAAAAATAGATTATTCCGTAGCCAAATTATAAACGAAACCCCACACGCACCACGTTTTAGTTTTAAAGCAAACGAATCTGATTCGTTTGCCTTAAAACTAAAACCATCAACGTGGACAATGTACACGTCGAAAAAGGGGATACATCGTTACCCCTTATCAAATGTGTATGTGATACACGTTTGATTTTGACTGTCAGTACCACCGCCAAAGCGGACATCTACCCCGCAACATCCCCCGTCAAAAACCTAAACCCTACCCGAAAGTTAATACCGGGCGCATTCGCTTAACGGCTGGTTTACAAAAGCACAAAACCGGTGCTTTTGTAAACCGCCCTTAAGCAAAGCGCGCACAATCATTTCCCACCCAGGGCACTGATAAGCGACTCTCGCCCGAGGCGCATTCTCTCCACCCAGGCCCAGCGCGGACACGACGCCCAAGATCGGGGCGGTGCCGCGCAGTTCTGCCACCCCGCGCCCAGGCCCAGGGGCGATACCGCTGTACTACCGTCATCGTTCCTCGTTGTTTGGAACTGATCGGTCAACTCACCGGCAAACAAGCACGCCGCGCTTTAGCACCCGCCCGCCACGCTTCTTGCGTCCAGTTTCAGGAAGCAGAAACGCGCCCAGGGCGTCCACCAAAACGGTAGGGGCGTTCACGCCGGAATAAGGGCAATACCGCCATAGGATGGTGACAGCCCCGGCTTTACGGGTGCAAGACCGCTTCGTGATACCGCCAAACCAGTCTGATACGAACCTGCCAAGGGCCTCAACATCTCCCTTCGTTCGCGCACATAGGAGTGCATAAGTGCAATTGCTCACTACGGTCGTGTTTCGGCTCTCGTTTCCCGAAGATTTAACCAAAATCACCCGCCGCACCCGCTAATCTGGTTGCCACCATCAAACCAGTTTCACCCGGTCGTGCAGTTGGCAGTTTTCCGTTTCGTAAACCTTTCCGTAAGGGGGGCGTTCGGGTTTTTCCTACCGTTTTTGTCGTGTTTCCGGTCTCGCGTTGTCACCCAAAGCCCCCAGGCTGGGCGCAAACCCTGCCAGAGTCGCAAAAAAGCAGTTTGCTTTTTTGTCGGTTTTGCCTATTGCATTCTGTACTCTTTGGTAGTACAATAGAAACATGATACAGCAGCAAGCACCCAGCACAAGAAAGGCACAAAACATGTTTACCCATCGCACCCCGTCAGTGATCCGCATCATGCGCAAATTCCGTTTTGCCGGTTACGGCGTCTCCCGCGTCGGCATCAGCAACATCGCATTAAATTATTTCGGTTGGTGGTCGGCTTCTCACCGGTCGGGCTGGTTCTTCACGCAAAAACACCGCCACATGCATTTCGTTCACATGGGGTGGTAAAGCCCATGCAAAACACTTTCACCCCCCTGCCCATCTTCCACGCCGCCACACCCGCCCAGGTTGGGCCCGTTCTCACTCAAGCACGGCAGGCACTCGGCCCCCAGGCTACCCCGTCACAGCTTGCCGGTTTTGTTCACCGTCTCATGCGTCCATCTGGCTGGACAAACGTCTACACCGTTGCGTTCCTGTTGGCCAGCCCCGCCACTCATGGCGGCACTGCACCACAGGCGCAGCCCCATCTTTTTTAGCCCGCTTGCACTCTAGCCCCTGCAAGCTTGTTTTACCCGGCTTTGGGCTGATCCCCCTTCGCCTTGTCCGGTTACGAATTTTTTCGGCAGCTTTTTGAAGTGCTACCGCCAGTTTGCCCGACATCGGGCAGGCAGAAAACAAGACACTAGAAAAAGCTCGACACCCCGCCCCGGTCACAAAGGGTAAAAGCCTTTACACCGCCAGCCAGGCGTTAAAGAATGGCGGTAAAAACTTGGCACAGTTCAGGCCCGTTTGGCGCGAAGCCTCCCCATTGTGCAAGGATTTTGCACACCCAGCGCCAGGTAAAGCGCACACCGCCCAGGGTGGGCGAAACGCTCAAAGCCCCCACACAGGCCAGCAGCCAGCACCACAGCCACAACGCCCCGAAACTTTGTGAAGCAGAGTAACCCACCCAGGCCAGCCCCAAGCAATCATTTTTTATCCGCCGTTACCTGAACCCGAAAGGAGCACCCCATGCTTACATTCACCCGCGAATGGGACAAAGAAGCAATCGCCCATGTTTGGGCTACCCGCGACGATGACACCGGAGAAATAACGCTTTACGAACCCTATAAAGACCTGGTCAGCGTGATAACCGAAGTCAAAAAACAGGGCTTCAATATCTTCCATCGTGGAGGCGTCTGGCACGCTTACCGCAGTAAAAAACAAATCCCGCTTGATTGGATCATGGCCGCAGAAGCCAGCGCCGCCACCAGTTTTGACGAACTCGCCGTATCCATGAAAAAGCAATTTCCCATCATTGACCCCGCCCGGCTAGCTCGCGCCGTGGAACTATGCAACGCCCCCACAACAGCGGGCGCGAACATTGTGCAAAATTCAGATACTCAATGGCGAGTCCGCAGCCAACACACCCCGCATCAATGGTACACGGTCAGCACGTCCCGCGCATTTTGCACCTGCCCCGACAGCCAGGCCGGAAACCTGTGCAAGCATAGAATCGCCGTTCAACTTTTCCGCCAGCGCAGGTTACTAACCCAGGCCCAACAGCCCGCCGCGTCAAGCACTCGCGCCAGCACTAAAGAACTATTGCAGTCTCTTGGATATGACTAGGAAAAACCATGAAAACCTATATTTGGATAATCACCGTATTTATCTACCCCCGATATCGGGCTTTCATCGTCACACCCGAAGATACAACCGGTAAATTCACCGGTCACTGCGGCGAAGATGTAGACGCCCTAATTCACGAACTGGAAGAACGCTACCCCGGAATGTCAATCGAACTTGACCAAAAAGCCAAACAAGCCCTAAAAGGAGTCTAACCCATGTCCACCCCGCCAGCCCAGCCCCAGCCCGAAAGAATGACCGCCCAGGAATTGCGCGAAGCGTTCCAACACCAAAACGAGCGCATGGATCAGCTTACCGAGCAGCTTTCCACCGTCACCGAAACGCTTAACGAACTGCTGGAAAAGCTCGCGCAGCTTCCCCGCCCCGTACCAGCCCCGGCAGCAGCTACCAGCGCAGGGATGGAAATTATCCCCATTCACACAATCAGCCTGACCTATGACCAAAAAGGCCAGCCAATCTATCACGCCATGGGCGGGAAATACTCCCGCTTTGGCGCGCGGATTTGGCCCGAAGTCCTGCCCCTGCTCGGCGTTGACCCGCTCACACTCAGGCCAGGCCCTAACGCATGGACAAACCAAGTCCAGGTACAGCCCGCCACCGAAGGACGCGCCCCCAAAGTCATCGGATTGGCGTAATCATTCAACCCTGCCCGCCAAAAGCGGGCAGGGAATAAACCAGAAAGGAAAAGCCATGACTAACGCCGAAAAAAAAGAGATAAAAGCCATTGCCGATTATTTGAACATCGAAGCCGCCAAAGCCGAAAAACACGCCGAAGCCCAGGAACAAGCGTTTAATAAATGGCTGACAAGTCGCAAAGGCGAACGTCCTACCAGTGCCGGCGCTTTACCCATCGCCACCCAGGTAATGAAAAAAGCCGCACTACTACTAAACGGACTAATCCGCTAAAATCCCCACCGGAACGGGCAACGCACCCGCGCCCCGTTCCGCTTTTACCCACGTTTTATATGGTATATGTGGAAAATTCGCCACATATCCCATAGTTAGCTGGCTTATCCGTCACGTTGGCGTGGAAGTGCAGACAAGACGCCGGGAGAACCACGCAATCCCAGGCGTCAATTTAAGGAAAATATGGCAAAAATAGCGTCAATATCCGAAGGTGATTACCAGCGTATTCGCGCAGAAATGGTTGGCGTTTCTTCCCGACTGGCTGGATACAAAGGATTTTATCCAGACGGAACCATGATTCATCCACTAGCAATTTTTGGGCGTTCTTGGGTTGGGTTGGTGAAATGCGAAGTGATTTTAGGTCGCGTTGTAATGACATCCCGTGATGGGATTGGCGATAGATATGAAAATGTTTGGCCGGAAGATTTTGGGGAAACATGGCAAATACCAACAGAAAAGTTTGAACAGATATTCCGCGCTCTATATGACGATATTGGCAACCATCGCATTGACAACCCATCAACCCGCCAGCTAACACTGCCTGCACCCGACAAGGGGGATTCGCCCGCGCCGCAAATTTTATCCACGCTCGATGGTGGCAGCACCGCAGAGCATGAGCCTACGCCCGCCCCTTGCGGGTAAGGCTTGCCGTTGGGCGGACTTTCTGCCCGGAAAGGTAACGCAGTGAGCAGACAACTTACCGAAGCCGAAATTAGCGCGCCTGATGTGGTTCTAAGAATACCAGCGGGCGCACGCCTGCCTAAATCCGTTCAAGATTTGCTCTTTGGCTATTCTGGTTATTTGCGCGGTAATTATTACGTTTACCGTGTTGCTGGTTATGTGGCAAAAGATATAGAGCAGGCATTACGCGCCGCCAGCGCCCGAATCGGTAAAATAATTCTATGGCGGCGCGCCAGTGAAGCCAGCCGTTAGCCCGAAAAACAAAAGCCCCGTCCAGTCAGGGCGGGGCAGGAGATGACGAAAATTGAGTTACAGGTCTTGCTCGATTTGCTCGATTGCTTCCTCCGCTGTATCAGCGCCACAGCGGAACATCTTTGCAATCCCAAAATCGGCGGGGTCTTGTCCGACCTGCAAAATGTTTGACAATCCGGTTTCGTGGCGCAGGTCAACAGAGCCGTCATCCATCAGCAGGGCGTACCAGTCAATACCGTTTTTGACCATCATCTTTGCGAGTGAGTTTTTCTGCTTTTCGTTCATTTCAAAATTCTCCTTTTCTGATTTGTACAGGTTGTCAATTGCGACTTCGATGGCGGTGGCCTCGTTGCTGTATCGGTTCTCGGCAAGCCAGGCGAGTTTTTTCCATCCGCTATCACTCAGCCTTACTGCTTTCAATTTTTTTGGCATTGGTTTTGCTCCTGTGCGTGTACCATGCGCACCCCGGTTAGTTCTTGGATTAGAGATTTGCTTCCTTGCAGACAAATTTGATTGCTTCAAAAACGTTGTGTTCACCGCAATCATCCCCGCATTGGGAAACGCGGTAGGGGGCGCTCTGGAAATACTGTTCGCGGCTTACGAAAATTCCAAAACCAGGCTTTCCAAATTCGCTTCCGGGAAAATGAGCAACTTCACCGGTCTTGAGAGATTTGATTCTGTTTTCGATTTCTGCTTTTGTAATCATCTTGTCATCTCCTGTTTTTTGTTTTTCTGGTTGAGCGTCTCTCAACCTTATGACACTATTGTATATCAAGTTGCTATACGCGTCAAGTATGAAACATTGCAAAAGCATTGCAATTCTGAAAGGTCTGCATTTCGGCCTAACAACCGTTTGCAGCGGACAGGTGGGGATTCTCCCACGTTACTGGGCTTATCTCAGCCCGAAGGTTAGCGGCTTCGAGTGGGTTGGTCAAACGCCCGCCCACCCGCCGCTAAAACGAACCGTTAGCCCGCTCTTATGAGCGGGCTTTTTCTTTAATAATAACCCTATATTCCGATAGAAATACTCCGTTTTTGGTAAAAAAATTCGCCCGCTGCCCCGGGTTACTCTTGTTCCTGCGGCTGGACTCTCCGCCCCGGCCCCCGCTTCGCTTCAAGCTAAAAGGATACCCCCATATACGGGATCGCTCACACCTGGTTGGCGAGCTGGAAAAACCACCATATACAGGCATTCGCCGCGAAAATAGAAAAAACACCCACAGGAGCGCCCCCATATGTAGGCCGCTCTTTTTTTTGTAATGTTTCCCTATATCCCCATAGGGTAAATAGGAATATACTATTAACATGATATGCCAGCCAAACATGGAAACACCAACGCCCTAAAGCATGGCCTTTACGCCAAGTCCTTCACTCCCCAAGAGAAAAAAGACCTGGCTAAAATGCCGCTCGACAATCTATCCCAGGAAATCGCCCTGCTTCGCGCCGTAATCGCCCGCGCCTGGAAAGTGCTGGAAGCCAGCACACCCGGATCAGAAGCAGACTCCGAAGCCTATGCTACCTACGCCCGCACCCTTGCCAGCTTCACCGTTGCAATCACCCAATTGGGACAGCTCACCCGCACCCATGCCATCCTTACCGGCAGCTACACCCCCATCGATGACGCGCTCGCCGAAGCCCTCGCGGGATTTGACCCCTACTACTCCCAAGATGACAACAACTCCGACCTGTCAACAAAACTGTGATGATATCGTCACCATCAAAGAACAAGTCCGCCAACTGCAAATCTGGCAGGCCGCCACCAATGCAGACATACGCCGCCTGCTGGACATGGCCGCGAAAATAGATTTGCTCATGAACCTATCCATCGGCGGCGGCGCCCTGTCCCTGATCTCGTTGCTCATCTTCCTGACAAAAATCGCACTAACCGGCCAGCCCTAATCCCTAATTCCTAATCCCGGACAATGCCAACCCTGACAAAAGCCATCCCGCCCCTGCTACAAAACCCGGCCCGCTACTCCGCCCAGGCTGGCAGGGTCCCCCTTCGCGCCTACCAAATCCCCCCCATCCAGGCAATCGCCCGCTCAATTCGCAAAAAGCAGGGACTTTCTTTTGTCGTAATCTTCCCGCGCCAATCGGGAAAGAACGAAACGCAGCTCTCACTCTACAGCTACTTATTGACCATCTTCCAGCAGATAGGCGGAGACATTATTCATGTCGAGCCGACCTACAAGCCGCAGACGCAGACCGCCATGGCCCGTCTGGAATTGCGACTCCAGCACAACGCGCTTACACGCGGACGCTGGAAGAAGCGCTTTGGTTACGTCTACCAGATTGGGCAGAGTCGTATTGTCCACCTCTCAGGCGATGAGTCCGCAAACGTTGTAGGCGGCACGGCCGGCCTGCTACTTTCGATCAACGAAGCCCAGGACATCAGTCAGGCCAAATTTGATAAAGACTTTCTTCCCATGGCAGCCAGCACCAACGCCACCCGCGTTTTTTGGGGCACTCGCTGGACTTCCGATACCCTGCTGGAACGGGAGCTGAAACAGGCGCGAGAAGCCGAAGCCCGCGACGGGATACAGCGCGTATTCTTCATCACCGCCGACGATGTGGGTAAAGTCCATCCGCCCTACAAGGCGTTCGTTGACGACCAGGTGCTCAAACGCGGACGCAATCACCCGCTCATCAAGACGCAGTTTTTTTGTGAACTCATTGACGCGGAAGCCGGGATGTTCCCACCCTACCGCATCGCCCTGCTTCGTGGAGACCACCCCGCCCAGGACATCCCCACCCCCGGCAAAACCTACATCATGCTGATAGACTGCGCCGGCCAGGATGAAATGACCCTGGACGCGACCCAGCTTGATAACCCTGCCCGCGACGCGCTGACAGTCACTCTCTGCGAACTGGATTTTTCCACGCTGGAAGTTTTGCAAAAGCCCACCTATCGCACCATTGCCCGCTTCCAGTGGTTTGGCGAGAAGCACGTCAAAGCCTTTGGCAAAGTTTGCGCCCTCCAGGATCTATGGCACAGCCAGCATATCGTGATTGACGCGACGGGAGTCGGCGAAGGTTTGTTCAGCATGTTACAGAACCGCTACGGTGAGAGCCTGGTACTGCCCATCAAATTCACCGAGCAGGTTAAAAGCCAACTTGGATACGGACTGATAGCAATTGTCGAAACAGGCCGCCTAAGAGAATATGCGCCCTTGGACGATACTTTACTCATCCAATTACAGAACATCCGTTCAGAAGCCCGCCCAGGGCCATCCAAGGCCCTTGTGTGGGGCGTTCCCAACGGAAAACGAGCCGCAGACGGTGCATATCTGCATGATGATTTTGTCACCGGCCTTGCACAGCTCGCCATCGTAGACCAGCTCGAATGGTCAACCCCCACCGCCCCCATCATCCTGAACATCCCCGACGACGACGAGCCAACAGGCTTCTGATTGTACGGGCGAACCCACGTGTTCGCCCCCGGAGAACCGCCCCCATGACCCAATCCGTAACCGACGCCAACTTTGAAATCGGCAAACGCATGACCGACACCGGCGAGTATCGTGACCGCTACGATTACGACCGCTACAAAATCTTACTCTCGGCCATCGAAGCATGGCGCGTAAACCCTATCGCCCACCGTGGCATTGAACTCACCACACAGTTTGTCATCGGATCAGGTATCACGATCCACGCCAAAGACCCCGCGTCTGATAAGTTTCTCGCGGACTGGCAGGCCGACCCGGTCAACCAGCTAACCCGCCAACTGGCAGAGCTTGCCGATGAGCTATGGCGATCTGGCAACCTATTTATGTTGTGCAGCGTGGATGATGTAGGAATGACCTATTGGCGACCGATCCCCGCCGAAATGGTGGGCGATTATGACACCATGTCCAACGACCCCTACAGCCCAAAGCGTATCACCCTAACGGACATGAACCAGAGCAGTTACCCGGCCCTAAAACGCGCCAACCAGCGCAAGGGATTTACTCATTATGCAATCAACCGCCCTGCAGGTGGGATTTGGGGCGAGTCAGACCTTGCCCCCATCCTGCGATGGATCTCAATCTACACCGAGTTTTTGATTGACCGCGCCGCCACCAACAAGATGTTAAAGCCGATCTACATCCGCCAGCGCAAATTCAACAGCCCCGAAGAAAAGAAAGCCTACGCCAACGACCTGAAAGCCCCGCGCCCAGGTACCCAGGAAGTGCTCGACGCTACCGAAAGTTTGGGCGCGCTCTCCCCCATGTCCAACGCCTTTGAAGCCGGAGCAGACGGGGAGAACTTACGCCGCATGATCTACGCCGGGTTTGGTTTCCCCGCCCACTACTTCGCCGAACCCGAAGGCAGCACCCGCACCACCGCAGAAGCAGCCGGGACCCCCACCTACCGCAGACTCCAGGACAGGCAGCGCAAATTCTGCGAATTCCTGTCTACCACCGCGCGCCATGCGCTACGCATCCGCGCCGAACGTTCAGGCGATGTAGACCCCGAAACCGAGATAACCGTCAATGCCCCGGACATTTCCGAACGCGATAATGCCCAGCTTTCCATGAGCGCCAGCCGCGCAGCAGTCGGTTTCAGTATTTTGTATGACCGTGGTCTCATCGAAGGGCAAGACCTGGTCAATGCAGCCTATCAATTCGCAGGCGAAACCGAAAATATCCCGTCCGCGCCAAAGAACCCCGTGCCACCATATGCGCCCAAGGCCACGGTAACTACACCAACAGACGAAGAAACCCGCCAGCAAAAAAGCGAACTCGAACTGGAAATGGCCAATATCGGAGATGAAGCATAATGGATCTAGCCTTTGCACTCTTCCTAATCTTATTTGGTGGCCCGCCCGCGCTTATGCTTGCTGCAGCAATGCGCATCTTGAATTTACGAAAAAAGCCACATTACCGCCGCATATACCCCATCAAAACCAAAGGCGGCACAGAGTTTCGCACCAAACTCGCAGCCAATGAAGTCTCAGTTTGTGTGACAGAAGCCTTTTTTCAAACGTACACCAGCAAGCCGAAGAAACCGGTTGGCCCAAAACGACCACATCAATGGACAAAACCAATCCCAGCGCGCATGACACATTGCTACGTTATGACCAGGGACGATGTCGCCAAAGTACAGGACAAGGCCCGCAAAATCGTTGCTAATTCACCGTTGCAAACATGAACGAAAAATGGATCGGCACAGGCCACGGTTGCCCCACCTGTAACGCCCTCAACGGGCAGGTGCACCCCTCCGAAACATGGCAGGCTGAAAACCTTGCCCCAGGTTGTCACCGCCTAATTTGTGGCGCAAATTGCAACTGCACCATGCTACCCACCACCCAGGAAGAAACCGGCAGCCTGGAAAACCTGCCCGAAAGGACATCTATGCAAAGTACAGCCACCATCACCGCTCGTTTTCTCAGTCAATCCAACGGCGTCTATGAGATTGCAGTCATCACCGCAGGCCAGGCCATCGGCCACCCCTGGAACTTCCCGCCTGCCACCCTGGAGCAATCAGCACATTTGTTCAGTAATAAACCCGTCTACATTGACCACGAAGCCACCGCCGACAAGAAGCGCCACAGCGCCCGCGATCTGGCTGGTAAGTTGATCAATCCCCGATACGACTCTGCCTACCAGGGCATTCTCGCCGACCTGTCCCCGGCAGGCCCAGCCGCCGAGACGATCCGCGCGCTTGCCCAGGCCGCGCTCGACAATCCAGACCTTGATATTGGTTTTTCCGCCGACATCGATTTGCGCTCAAAAAATGGCCGCGATGTTGACTCCATCATCAGCGTTCGTTCTGCGGACGTTGTCCTATCCCCGGCGCGTGGCGGTAAATTCCTCCGCGCCCTCTTATCCAAGTACGGAGCAAACCTTATGAGTGACGAAACCACCACCCCCGCCCCGGAAGAAGCCGACCGCGTAGAGCAAATCACCGCTCAAATGCAGGCTCTTCTGCACACCCAGGCCGAGCAGGAAAAGCAAGCCGCAAAGTTGCAGGCCATGGAGAAAACGCACATTGACCAGTGCGCCTACCTGCTGACCGCCGCATTGCAGGCTTCCAACCTACCCGAAGTGGCGCAGAAGCGCATCCGCGCCATGTTCAGCGGCAAAGCCTTCACCGCCGACGAGTTGAACCAGGCCATCAAGGACAAGCGCGATGAAATCCAGTCCTACCAGGCCGAAAGCACCGTCCAGGGCTTCCCGCGCATCTCCGCCATGTTCACCGCGCAAGACCAGTTGCAGGCCGCAGTAGATGACCTGTTCAACGTCAAGCGCGACGCGAACAAGGTCAATCTGTCCGTTCACAAGCTGACCGGTATCCGGGAACTGTACTTGGGTCTCACCGGCGACTTGGACTTTGCCGGCGCGATAGAGCTTTCACGCGCTCAGTTCCAGGGCACGACCGCCACTTTCCCGGCGTTGGTGAAAAACGCCATGAACAAGGCCATCCAACAGGCTTGGGAGCAGTACGGCGCGGCTGGCTACGATTGGTGGCAGAAGATTGTCACCGTCGAGTCGTTCAGCACCTTGAACGAAATCACCTGGATCCGCACCGGCACTATCGCCAGCCTGCCCAGCGTGGAAGAAGGCGCGGAATACACCGAGCTGACCATTGGCGACAACGCCGAGACCAGCACGTTTACCAAGTATGGCGGTTACTTGGGTATCACGCTCGAAACCCTCGACCGCGACGATACCCGCCAGTTGCGCATGGCCCCCCGCGAACTTGCCAAAGCCGCCATCCGTAACATTTCCAGTCTGGTAGCCGCCATCTTTACCAGCAATTCGGCCATCGGCCCCACCCTGGCCGACACCGGCGCGCTCTTCAACGCCACCGCCGTGACCACCAAAGGCGGGCATGCCAACCTGCTGACCACCGCCCTGGGCACGGATTACACCGCCTGGGACGCGGTCGCGTTGGCGATGTTCAAGCAACCAATGCTCATTTCGGGCACTACCTACGGCACCGGCGCGAAACAAGGTATCTGGCCGCGCTACTGCCTCGTTCCCGGCAAGCTGGCCACCGCAGCCAACGCACTTTTCATCCCCCGCTGGGAAGCGAACGCGCAGAACGTCGCCGCAGTTTCCGCCACCTGGGGCGGACGCGTTGAACCGGTCGTAGTCCCCGAATGGACAGACGACACCGATTGGGCCGCCACGATTGACCCCATGCTCCTCCCCGGTATCATGGTCGGCACGCGCTACGGCCTCCTGCCCCAAATCATCCTGGCTGGCAGCGAGAACGACCCGGCCATGTTCACCAACGACGAGTCGCGTATGAAAGTCCGCCACTTCGTCGCGGTCGGCGTCGCCGATTGGCGCGCCCTCCACAAGTCCAACGTCGGCGGTTAGCCCATAGGGGCAGGCCCCTGTGCCTGCCCCTAATCCCTAATCCATAATCCATTACCCGAAAGGTAAAACCCATGATCCACAATACCCATTTCTGCCACTACATCCCGCCGACCGCCATGCACTATGTGACCGGCACGTACACCGACGTCGCAGGCGAAGTCACCGGCACGATTGCCAAAAACCGCGCCGCCGCCAACTCCACGGCTCTCATCACCATCCCAATTGTCATCCCTTCCAACTCTGTGGCCCTCCAGGGCGCTCAGTTGAAAAGCATCGAGATTGATTACGAGCACTTCACCGCCGAACCCACCAGCATGACGTGGACACTGAACAAAGTGACTCGCGGGGCTGATGGTGCAGTCGCGGTAGTCAGCGCCGTGACCAAATCCAACGCCCTGTCCGCCGCCACTGGCAAAGCGGTAGACGAACACAAGGAAGTGATCACCATTACCACCCCTGAGTGGGTAGACAATGACGTGTACTACCTGCTGGAATTGTCCATGCCCAGCGGCGCAGGCGGTCACACCTTCCACATGCTCGGCGCTTTCGCCAATTTCACCCTTCGCGCCTAACGGTACGGGCGAACCTGCGTGTTCGCCCCACGCACTCGCCCTCACCCTTACTGGTAACGCTGACCGGGTCCACTCCTACCCGGTCAGCAACCAGAAGTAAGGGCGAACCCAAGTGTTCGCCCATCCACCCCAGAGAAACCATGAGCAAAAACAAAAAGCAACTCCCGCCCCTGGATGACGAAGCCCTGATACTCCCCGCCGCCAAAGAAACGCCGATCAACCTCGACACCACGCCCGGCATTGAAGAACCGATCCTGCCCCCCGTCGCAGAACCAACCCCACTGGAAAAAGCCGTTTATGCAATCGCCAAACAACTCGGTTTTGAGCCATGGGCCTGGGGCTTGCGTGACATCAACATCGTCATCGTCTTTACCAACGGCAAGAAAATGATTTTCGACCCCACCCCCGCCGAAGATGGCAAGTACATCCAGCTAGTGTAAGGGCGAACCTGCGTGTTCGCCCCCTTGGAGTGACCCATGCCCCAACCAATCGCCACCTACCGCACCCGCATCGCGCAAATGCTCGATGACACAACCAATGCCCGCTACACATCGGCGCAAATAGACCAGGCGCTCAGAGTCGCCCTGGAAGAATTCACCCTGCGCCAGCCAGTCCGCCGCACCTACAGCTGCACCGCAGACGGATTGCGCCGCGTCGTGTTGCCCGCTGATTTCAGCGCCTTGCAGATCATCGGCGTCGAAGAATGGAACGCCGATCCATCCATTGACGAAGCAATCATTTACACCGCAGGCTTTGATGATGAGCAGTGGTACATCGAATTTGACGAAGATACAGTCCCCGACTCTGGCACAATCCTGACCGTCAAATACACCGACTACCAGACCATTGACGGCCTCGACAGCGCATCAGGTACAACCATCCCCGCCGCCATGGAAGAACCGCTGATGATGGGCGCGGCAGGCTACGCCGCGCAGTCCCGCGCCGTTTCCAGGGCAGAGTCTATCAATCTTCAGCCAGGTGTATTGAGCCAGTTGCTAAAAATCGCAGAACACTACCTGACTAAATTCAAGATGGCAATTGACCCGCCTCCACAGCAGACATCCAAGACCATCGAGTATGAAGAGCCGGAAGGGTTTTAAATTATGCCGCGAACACTCGACGCCACACTAAGCGCCGCATTGGACGCGCGAGAACTAAACGAGCCAATCATTCGCGCCTACATCAGCGTTGACGATGTTCCCACTACGCTGGTAAGCAACGTCGTTAAATACACACAGAACGGAACGAAACTAAATATAGAATTTTATCCAAGCGAAGCCGACCTGGACCAACAGGCATGGTACACAGTCCAATTAGAACGCGGGCTAAAAATAGGCGGAACTGAATACACAGTCAAAAGCATGGTTTACTATCAACACTCCGTAACCGTAAATCTAAAAAAGGTGATCTGGGAAGGTTACATCTTCCCCAAAGTAAGCAGGGACTTTGCAACAAACGGAACCTACGAAGCAACCATAACGGATTATTTTAATTATAGTGGCATAGTAAAAGCAGTCACGCAAACATATAGAGCCGCCGCGTCTACCTGGAAAGGTTACGCATTCTTGCTGGAAACCGGCAAATCTCTCACGTGGGATAGGTTTGAGTCCCTGCTAAAACAAAAAAACCTGATACACCTGACTGACATACAAGATAACTCGGTGGCAGTAGTGTCAATGAGCGACAACTATAACTTTCTAAGTGCTGCCACTGCCCACCACACAATAGCATCCGAGCATACAGATAATTTTGGAACTGGCATCTCGGGCTACAAAGGCGGCTATGTCTGGACTGACAACACCGGCACGATCCGGACCAGCGGCTTCGCACCCTTTCACAATCTCGGTTATTGGCCCAGCGCGACACCTCCAAACTCAGTACTTGTAGCCAGAGACCCAGGGAAAATAGTCATTCCCTTTCACCTGAAATACTTGAAAGGCGACACGGCGAATATCATTCCAGCCTTTTCCACATCAACTGACATAACCACAGTAATTGACGTTACCGAAACATTTAACCCGTCACTCAGTACAATTCCATGGAGAATTGAAATAACCTGCCTGCAATTCATAACCGGCACAGACGGCGGATCAGTCCCATCAGGAATAGCATCATCAGGCAACTATATAAACATTGACACAGACGCGTTTGGCAATGTCCTATCAGACGCAGACTCTAACATCCAACACGCGCTCGACACCCTGGACGACCACCTGCATAACAATAATTACACCGCCCGCACCGGCTTCCCCAACCGCACCGATACAGCACTCAGTTTCGACGACGCAACCCGCACTGTAACATTGAGCAAAACCGGCACCAGCTTTTCAATCTTCATCGCAGGCGTCGAATATGAATTTACCGCCAACCAGACCCGTCAGATTGCCAATTCGACCGGCCTCCATTTCGTCTACTTCAACACATCCGGCACTTTGACCAGCTCTACTACCCCATGGACAATCACCAGCGACAATGTACCCGTTGCAATCGTCTACTACCGCACCACCACGGCGACAGGCGCGATCCAGGACGAAAGACACAGTGCAGACCGAAACAAAGCCTGGCATCAATGGGCACATGACACCATCGGGACAAGATACGAGTCGGGACTGGCTACCACATTTACGAATACAACCTTTTCCAGCGCCTTGGGTATCATCCACGACGAAGATATTGAACACTCCATAGCCGCCAAAACCGCGTGCAGACTCTGGTACAGGGCCAGCACCGTGATGGCCTTCGAGAGCAACATCACCACCCCCTACAAAGCCGCAGCCGGAACATTGCAATTCGACAGCGCGGGAACACTCACCAACGTCACCGCAAACAGGTATATTTCTTCTTGGGTCTACGCCACAAATGACGTGAACTATCCCATCTATGTAGTCGTGGGTCAGGCCCAATACACCACCATCGCAGCGGCGCGCGCCGATCCGCAGCCCACATTCCCAAACCTGAATACCCGCGAATGGACGCTCATTTATCGCGCCATCTATCAGAACGCGGCAGGCACACCCACTTACGTGGAAGCCACAGACTACCGCACAGTTTCCAGTCTGCCAGGTGGAGTCGTTTCATCCCTACCCGCTTCATCCGTTACGTTCACACCTACAGGGGCAATCGCAGCCACAAACGCCCAAGCCGCGATTGAAGAACTGGACTCGGAGAAGTCAGCCACCACCCACACCCACGCCGACGCCAGCACATCGGCAGCCGGTTTCGCGCCCATAGCCACCGCGCCATCCGCAAACGAACTTAACGTGCTGGGAATTGCCAACGGTGAGACAGCCTACGCCAATAAAGACATGTTCAATACCACAGCCCCGACAGCACTTGGCACAGCCGCAGCGGGAACAGCCATTCAGGCCAGCCGTTCAGACCATGTACACCCACAAGTATCAGCCATAGGCGCAAGAGCCTACAAATCAGCAGCCGTGCAATCCGTAAACGACTCTAGCGCGACCGCTATTACCTTGGACGGAGAAACATTCGACACCAGCGCCTTCCACGACAACGTAACCAACAATACGAGACTGACAATCCCGTCAGGCCAGGGAGCCTACTACCTAATCACATTCAACATCGTTTTTGCCAGCAACGCCACGGGCTACCGCCAGGCCCAGGTGAAGCTAAACAACACCACCAACCTGATTTCCTGTATCGTTCCCCCATCGGGCACAGTCGCAAACATCAACGGCGTATTCGTCTACTACCTGTCAGCCACCGACTACATAGAGCTAATCGCCTACCAGACCAGCGGCGGCGCGCTCAACGTCAACAACGGCGCAGGCAACACCTGGCTGTCAGCCGTCAAAATCGGCGCTTAAATCGTAAGGGCGGCCCCACGTGGCCGCCCTTTTTTATCTATGGCACAGGGCACAGATACGCCCCATGCACCCACCCGCCCGATGATATTTCAACCCACACCCCGGAGCGCTTCCCGGTCACCCGCACAGCCGCCCCAACATCCAGCCACCCCACCGCCGCGATGTCATCACCCGCTTTCGAGCGGATATTCAAGCTCTGACAATTGCACACCACTCTGACCGGTGACTCAGTCGCCGTAGAGTCGGCGCTCGCCTGTTGGGGCGGCCCCGCGTGGCCGTCCGCCCCCTTCGTGGACTTTGCCGGCACAGCCGTCGCAGGCGTCGGTGTATCAGCAAGAGCAACCGCCGCAGGCGTCGAGACATCAGTCAGCGAACAGCCAGCCAGCAACATCAGGCCCAGGATCAACATCAAAACCCGAATTGCTCCCATGCCTCCCCCCTTTCTTTCGGCTTCTCAGGCGCGCTCACCACTTCGACAATCTTCCCGCCCAGCCCTTGCGCTTCCAGGGCCATGGAGAACTTACGCGCCGCCGCCACAATCCGCTCAGCGCTTTCCCGCGTTCCAGCTTCCAGCCGCCGCACCTTCTCCAAATCCTTCTGCTTCTCACTGCGAGTCACATACCCGCGAGACTTCGACCGCATGAAGTATTCCCGCTGGTTTTTGACCAGTAACTTTACTTCAAAAGCAAACACGCCAGTGTCGCCGGGGCGGTCAAGCAGCTTCTCAGCCAGGTTATAGACTCCCGCCTCCAACTGCTTGCACTCCACAACCAGCCTTTTCCGCTCCAAGGAATTAATCGGCGAAGCGTAAAACGCCCGCTGTCTGTCCATCATTCGCAAAACCTGGTTCGCCAACTCCAACCCGGTCAAAATCTGGTAACTTCCTGTTTGTTCAGTCATCTTGTCATTCTCCTTGGGCAGCAGGCCGCGCACAACCAGCGCGCCCCCACCTGATAAAACTCCCGGCACCCACACTCGCACATTTGCGGCCTGGCTACCGGCTGGATAATTGTAACTTCCTTGGGCCGCGCCAACATCGGGAAAAACCACTCCCCGCCCGGCTCTCGCGGATCAGTCACCGGGTCGTGCAACTCGCGCTCAATCTTCTGCTTCTTCATCGTCACCACCGTTCAAATTCCAGTGATCAACATTCTTGGCATACTTCAGCTCTTCATGTTTTGGCGGCGCAGCGTCGCCAGTTTTCAGCCGATGAAGTACCAATTTCAGACCATCAATCCCGATCCAACTGCAATGCGCGTCCAAATATTCCAACTGCCCGGCATACTTCGCGGCCAGGGTTCCAAGCATGGGCTCCCCCACTCCAAACCCTTTCAGGAAGTCCCGCGCCTCCACAAAATCAGGGTCTAATACCGAACTTTGCATTTTTTCTTCAAAGTTTCCACCTGCTACTACTACTACTCCACTCTCTAAATTTCTTCTTCCTATAGCAGTAGTAGTAGTAGAGAACTTTGAAGTTTTTCTGCAATGTTCCACAGGCAATGTTTCACAGACATCCGGCAGCAGGAATTGACCGCCTTGCAGCTCCATCACCAGCCCATGCAGGGAATAAGTTTTTGCCCCGCCCAGGCCAAACCGGTTTTCAGTCACCAGCCCGGAAGCCACCAGCACGCGCGCCGCAACGGTGATCTTGTGCGCTTCATACCCCGTCCAGTCCACCAACTCAGGCACAGTCAGCGCATGTCGAGCCAGCGCCAGCGCAATCAGAATACTCG